AACATTTTTAGTTGTTTTTCTAAAATCACTTTTGATATCAGAGATAATATTTTCATTAAGACTTTCAACAGTCTCTAAAGCATTAGCAACCTCTCTACTTGTATCAGATTTAATAGTATCAAAATTTTCTTCAATCTCTTCTTTAAATTTTACAAATCTATCATCTACTCTAACTTCTGATTCGGATACTAACTTTTTATATTTGGGTACGTCAATACCAATAAAAGATTCTACTGAGTTTGATAAACTAGAAAAATCTTCTTTAATTTTGTCTACAGTTTCTCCATTAATGGAAGATATTTTAGATTCAATTTTGGATATAGATTCTTGTACGAAAAGAAGTTGTGCCATCATGGCACTATCAAGATCTTCCTTTCTAATTAATTCTTTTAAATCTTCTTTTATTGTAGAGATCTCTTGAGAAACAGTTTCAACTTTTTCTAAGTTCTCTTTAAAACTATCAAATGTATTTGTAAAGTCGGATAGTGATTTAATATGATTTAAATTATCTTTAAAAGAGTCAAATGCTTCAGAAACCTTCTCAATTTTTTCTGGACGTGCAGAATCATACTCCTCTTTTATCTGATCTAAAGGAGTTTTATTTGTATCTTTAAAAAAATCTGAAGGCTTCTTTAATGCCACTTTTGATATATCTCCACTACATTTATTATTTATTGTCTTCTTTTAAACCATTCTTCAACATCTTTGCTAAATCTGCAGTAGACCCGACAAATAGTGCATTGTTTACAGTAGAAGGACCTTTTGATTTAGTCTCCTCTTCAACATCTTTTAATTTTTTCTGAAGATCCATTAATTTATCAGTTGCATCAGCAACATTTTTAATCAACTGTCCAGCAACTTCGTATGCTCTAGGCATCTCACTTTCCTGTGCTAATTCAAGAATTCCATTAATTGCTTCTTGACCCTTTTCAATTATACTATAAAGATTTCCTCTAGTATACTCATAATCTTTTGTGACATCATCAGGTCTGGACTTAGTAACTTCTTGAACTTCTTTTTTTACAATTTCAGCATCAATAACATCATTCGAAACATTAAAGGTATCGTTTAGATCTTCAAATTTGCCGCCGGTTTTCATAAGTAACCACCATCAAATCCAAAGTTATCACCTTCTTCAATGAGAGCACTATCTACACCAATTGGACCAAAACTTGGTGCTGTAGTCTCAGTGTAATCGATACCTTTGACCGACGCTCCAGAAACATGTTTTTCTGCTTTTGTATTATCTCTTCCTCTGTCAACTGTAATCTTATTATCCGTTTTAGATCTAACGAATAATTCTTCGTCTCCAATAAAAATATACTTATCTGCTTTAATTCCCGCAGCATCAGTAACTTCGAAAGTTTTAGTTGTTGCTGTTATATCTTGTGCTAATGTTGTGATAACGTTATTAGTATAAGACTTTAATGCTCTTGCAGTTGCAGAATATGTAATTTCTCTTGTAGTATTTGTAGTATCTGTTCCAGTAAGATAACTGACAGTTGCTCTCTTGATAATATCTTTAGAAGCAGTAGATGTTGGACCAAAGAGATATGTTTTTGCTGTAAATCTTAAAGTATAATATAATACTCTTCTTGTACTAAAATCACCTTCATAATCGTCTTGCATGGTGACACTTTCCAATACAATCGGAACATCTCTCTTTTCTTTAATTTGATCCACCAATTCTATGGTTAAATTATATGCGGGTTGGAAATATGGTAAAATTTGTTCTACAATCTGAAGAGCATCATCATTTAATTTTGTGAAAATACTCAATTCAAATTGCATATTATATGGAACTGGCATAAATGACTTTTTACTTTCAGTTCCATCGTCTTTATCTTTTGCTACAAAAGTTTGAGTCGTGGTTACTTTTCTACTAGGGTCATAAGTTAATCCAGTAAACTCAAATGACATTCTTGGCAAAGTAATTGCCGTTGGTTTGTTAAGGTCGGGTGATTGCTCTATTCTAGCTAAAAACTTTTGTGTTGGTCCATAAGCTAGGGGAATTCTAAGAACAGAATTTTCCTGCTGAACCTCTATTGAATTAAATAGGGTTCCGAAACCAATAATGGTTCGTCTTAGTATTTCGTTATAGAAATATTCGAACATGATTAAACCTTAACACATTAATACTACCAATAAGACTATTTAGGGCATTCCAAAAGGATTCTGCTCACTGAAGTCTAATATAGAATCTGCGGCACTTTCTATATTAAAATTATCTGCAAATGGATCATTGTCAACTGTCTTGTCAATAGTTCTTAGAGTTTTTGTTGCACCTGAAGTTGATCCAGTTAATGTTTCTCCTACAGAGAATGATCCAGATACACTAGCAATCTCAAGAACATTTGTTGTAGAATTCCAAGATCTAACCCTAGCAGTTACGTTACTTGTAGACCCTGTAATAATTTCGTTGAATGCAAAGTCTAAAGAATTGCTCGAAGAAACTGGTGCTTCAATAGAAATTGTTGGTGCTACTGAATATCCAAGTCCTGCATTTGTTAGGTAAATATTTGTAATTGTTCCAGCAGCACTTACAACTGATGTTGCAGTAGCAGAAACTGTAGTTACTCCAGTCTTAAATATTTCATTTGTAAATGAAATTGTTGGATTTGTAATGTAACCACCACCGGAATTTGTAATCGAAATTGGTCCAATAATATCACTACCAATAGTTGCTGTGGCAGCTGCCCCAACTCCAGTTCCATCTGATGTACTAAAAGTTACTGTGGGTGTTGTGGTATATCCAGAACCAGGATTGGAAATATTTACTTTTTGGACAGATTGTAATCTTGGATTTGCATTAAGATTGCAAACTTGAATTCCACCAATCATTGATGCAATTCCAACTGCGGTTACTCCTCCAGATGGTGCGGAAGAAACTCCTACTGTAGGAACACTTCCATATCCTCCACCCCTATTTGTAATAGTAAATAATCTTACACCACCCGAAACAAGACCTGAGATACTTGCAGTTGCGTTGACTGCATTTCCAACCATAGTGAGTGTTTGTGTATATCCCTGAATGGTATTAATCCCATCATCGGTTAATCCATCAGTTTCATCTCCTAACAATTCGTTATCAATATCATCAATTCCAGTATCAATAACTTCATCTTGATAACGGAAGAGTTCACAATATAACTCATAGACATATAGATTTTGTAATTGGTAGTATGGTTTTGCATACTCAATATCTTTAATCTCATAAAGACGATCATCAAGAGGGAACCATATTAAATCCCCACCTTTTGGACGAGTGGAAAGTTTTATATTTGCTTGCCCTTGAATTAATGGAGTAATATAATTTTCATATCTTTCTCTTGATATAATCAATCTAACTTCATCTTTAGACTCAATACCAAATTTTGATAAAACATCTCCAGCACCAGAATAAGCATCGTAATTATCAACATATGCCTCAATTGGCAAAGCACTATCAAATTTAGATTGTACTACTTCTCTTATGACTGTATTTTCAGTCATGTACTTTCTTGGAATATAATAGATGTCAACACCATACATCCTCAATTGTTCATTGATTAAACTTTGGACTAAATTTTGCTCAGAAGAAGTGCCCTGAGTGAAGAAAGGATTTAATACCATCAGCCTATCATATCAAGTGGTGGTAATTCGTATGTATTTGACATTACCTCTTTGATTTTATCCAATTCTCTTTCTGCATCATCATAAATTTGTCTCCCATTCAATTCAATCCCACCTGGAAGTTTAACTCCTTGGAATTTAATTAAATTTTGTCCCCATTGTCTTTTGATGAGAGCAGTTAAATATCTTTTCAAGAATGAATCATTATAAACTCTTGTAAAATCATTTGGATCTAAAAGTCTCCAACAATCCAGAATAATATAATCATCTTTTGTTACATTTCCCCAATCTACATCTAGATATAACCTATCTTGTCTTTGATTAAATCTTATTTGCTTCTCAGTGTTCAATAAAAAATCAATATCTGAAAGATAAGTTTTTGTCATTGCATATGACAACATTTCCATTGAATTGAAGAAATATATGTCATTTAAAAATAATTGATACTTAAGACTAAACATTCCATTAGATATTGTGCTAGTATCAAATCTGAATATTTTGTTAATACCAATTACTGCTGGAGGTACTTGAAT